TCTGAGTCTCTTGAATAACCTGATTTCAATTCGTCCAAGCTGACCTCTAACTCTTGACCTTGTACTTTGACTCGGTGGAGTGAAGGTTCTTGTGTGTCTTGTGATTCGGTTTGTTCTGTCTCAGTTATTTCAGAGCTTTCAGTTTCAGGTTTAGCTTCCTCAGTCTCGGATTGGCTAACTTCTTCAACAACATCAGGTTTAGTTTCTTCAACTGGTTTTTCCTGTGTTTGCTCTTGTGGTTCTGTCTGTTTTTTCTCAGGTTCTGATTGTCCTTCTTGAGGATTCAGTAATCCTGTTATTTTATCAGCAGCACCTCTTATAGTTTTATCTACTTGCATAGATTCTCCTTTTAGGTTGATCGCTTCCTGGATTGGATTAGCGAAATAGACTTCTAATTACTTAGTTAAGTCTTGTAGTTGATCTAGCTCTTTGGAGGCTAGTTTTCCTTCATTCATCACAGACTCAAGATGTCCTTTGATTTTATCGACCATATTATAGGCCATCCAAAGAACTTGTCTTTGTTCGTGATCTTTATAAGACGTGTTAAATATTTCCTCTTTGTATCGAGTTTTTAAATAACTAATCGCCTCTTTCATTAGGGGTTCGTCCAGTATTAGCTGGGCCTTTGTTCCCTGTGAAATCTGTTTTGTTAGATCCTTTGTCATTGAAAAATGTTTTTTGACCTTTCATTATTTCTTTAAATAAATCACCTGATTGTTTAACTTGTTGTGTTTCTACCACAGATCGGTTCTTCATTTCAAGCTCATTTATTTTAGTACCATATTTAAGTTCCATCTCTTTAACTCTTAGTTCAAAATCAAGCATACTTTGTCTTAATTCAGATTCTAGTTTTTTCATAGATACTTCAGCATCTAGAGATTTTCTTTGGTTTTCACCTTGTACTTGAGCTAATGATACCTTTTCAAATTCTGTTGGTGGTTTAGGAGGAAGTGGTGGCATTTGTGCTGCACCTACTTCAGGATCCATAAAGAAAGGTTCTACACTTCCAAGACCTGCATTCTCTACAAGTTTTTGTAATGTAGAATATATATTTTTAAGATTAACTACTGGGCCATATACATTCTGTTGTAATTGTATTGCTTGTAGTTGTCTTTGTAAAATACCATTAAGAAGGATAAGTTGTTGTTCTTTAGAACCTGTACCTAATCCTACTTTAACAGATAAGTTAACTCTGTTTCTCCATTCGTATGGAGTCATAGGTATAAACTCACCTCTAATTCTAACTAATTTTTCTTTTTGTTGATACTTGCAAAGTAATTCAAATATCTTAATTCCTAAATCTTTAACACCAGTTTCTGCAAAAGTTCTAGCAATCAATTCCATTCTCATTTGAGATTGTGTTAAAACTTGATTCATACCAGTTGCAGTATCTGTATTAAGTGCATCTGATTGCAAACCTTGTGAAGATTTTGTAACACCTGATCTTGCTTCTCTTACTGAATCTAAATAATTTAATAGTCCTGAAGCTTGTTCTGTAATAGGTTGAGCTGTCATAACTTGCATAACATTTTGTGGTGGTTGTTTAGTTCTTACAATACCACCTGGACGATTTGTTAAAAGATCATCCATAGCTACTTGACCATCTTGAATAGCAATTCTATTATTATTAGTTAGATACATATTATCTAACATCTGTCTCATAACAGTAGATTTAATTAGTTGTATATCTTCAATAAGTTCAGAAACAGATCTACCATAAAATCTGTGAGGCATAATAATTGGAGTCATTGAAACAAAAGGAATTGAATCAATCTCCATCATATCTAATATTTTATAAGATCCATTACCTGCTAAGCAGACTTTCATTAATTCTGATTTACCATCACCATTAACATCTAATCTTACATAACATTCATGTACTAATATTTCATCAGAAGAACTATCACCTCTATCTTGTGGTGCAGAGAAATCTGTATCTTGGTATCTTACTTGTCTATCTTCTAAATAATATTCTGAATCACCAGTAGGTAGATCATAAACCATATCTTTATCATAACCCATTTCTACTAATTGAGTTCTAGTCATACTTACTCTATGACAAACGAAGTTAGCAGACTCGATAGATTTAGCTCTACGTTCTATTAAAAATTCTTCAGGTGGAATAGGATCAATTTTAACTTGTCCATATTTTTGTGTCTTATGAATAACGACATCATGAAATGTTACTGTATCAATAACCTTATCATTATTATCTTTAAATTCTTCATCATATTCTTGATGTTCTGATTCTGTAACTTCATCGTCTGCAAGTAACAAATTGTATTCATCATCTGTTAATTTTTTATATTCTTCTCTTGTAGTTTTTTCAGAGTCATCCCAATAAACTTTTAAGATACCATTCTTCTGTACTAAGGCATCTTTGAATGCTGTATACAATGCAGAAAAACCCCTGTTCTCTTTATAGAAAACATGGTTAATATAATCACTAGCTTGTTTAGCTACTTTCTCATCTTCAGGCCCAGCAGGTTCACAATGAAATACATTGTCTCCAGCTGTAAAAATTTTCATTAAAGAAGGCATTAAAGATTCAATTGTGTCAGATACATCTGTACTAACAACTTGAGATCTTCCTTCTTGTTCATTACCAAAAGGTTTTCCTAAATAATATTCTAAAGACTTACGTCTACGAGATACTATCTCACCACCAATATAACCTGATGATGCTCTTAGTTCTCTATTTAATATTGCTACAATTTCATTTTCTGTCATACTATATATTTATAATCCACATTTATTGGTCTTTGCCAGTCTGATGTATCAATAGGATCATGTACGCATCCATATCTAAACGCATCTGCTGCGTGTGAACACCAATCGTGCAAAGGTTTATTCTTAAAAACTTGGTTCTTCTCATCCCATTGTTTACGATATTGACGTAATGCATCTAAACCTAATTTACATTTTTCTCTATCAAACCAACAATGTGGTAAAGCATTTCTAACAGATTCTATACCATGATCAACCTCTAATTTAGGAGCAACTTCAAAGTCTATTCCTAAATCGTTAGCAACTTCTAATCTAGATTTTCCTGTTCCCAATTCTCTAGCTTGTATATCATGAGGTGCTATATGTCTTTCATAAGCATAGTTCTTATCTTCTAAGACTTCTGCATAATGAGCTAAAGACTCGCCTGAGTTCTCATAATAATCTATAAGGTGTATTTCTTCACCTACTCTTTGTGCAAACCAAATAGCTGTTGAATCCCCTATACCTAAATCCCACCATGTCTCGACACCTACGTGTTCTTCGACTGGAATACTCCCAATTCTCTTTTCATTATCAGCTTTGGTAACTAATTTTCCATAATAACTACCACTAACAGCAGCAGTAAAAGAACATTCAAACTCTTGGTTATATTGTTCTTCAGTCATTATAGACTGTGCATCTTTTAATTCTTCGTCAGGTACTACATTGGTTTCAGAAGCTCTATACATTTTTGCAAACCAATTCTTTTGTCCTCGTTGTGCAAAATCATATACTTCCCAAAATTGATTATGACCCATTGGTGTTCCAATAAACATAACCCATCCCATTGTATCAGCTACTGCTGGACGTATAATTTCTGTCCAAGTTCTTGGTGCCATGATAGCAAATTCGTCCATCACAACTCCATGATAACCCATACCTCTAAGTGAATCAGGATGATCGGCTCCAAATATTTGTAAAGTAGATCCGTTAAATAATTCTATTTTTAATTCTGTTTCGTTTTTACTACCACCTAAATACATTAGTGGTTTTGTATAAATTTTTAAATATTCCCAAGCAATAGATTTACCTTGTCTATATGTTGGAGCTATAAATGCACACTTCTGATTATTTTTTTTTATAGCTGTTCTAATTAATTCGTTAATCGCTAATACTGACTTACCAAATCTACGATGACAAACCAGCACATTAAATCTTTTGAGACTGTTATGTACTTCTCTTTGTAAAGGACGAGGTGTATAAGGAATAACTATATCTTTAGTTCCCTCTTTACTCGTCTCCCCACTTAATGTTGATTTTGATTGGGCCATCTGATCCAAGTTTTGTAACTGTCGTAGCTAACTTTGAGTGAACATAAGGTGCAGCTTTCTCGGCTGCCATCATCTTTCTTTCAGGAGATGACATAGGATTATTAAGTACTGCTAATAAGTAATCTAATGGAGAATGATTGTACTTGATTGCTAATTCATCAAGCATCTTCCATTTCTTAGCACAAGTAGATCCTTTTGGTCTACCAGCTCCTTCTCTTTTTCCACCACGTGTTGTCATAATTATAGAAATGTTCTTTTGTCAGGTTTAGCTAAAGTAAATTTATCTCTAAGATCTCTACCTTCTCCAAATTTAGGAGCTTTTGCGTATCTTCTTTTTTTACTTCCAGCAAGATACAGTCCACCTGTAGCTATTGCTGCTAACCCACCAAATTTAATACCTTTTTTTACTAAAGATTTAGCTTTATTCATAAAAGCTCTACCTTTAGAATAAGGTACTAATGATTTTCCTGTCTTAGCCATAATATTACTTTCGTTTTGCTTTCTTAGTTTTCTTTTTTTTCATCTTAGCTTTAACAATTTTCTTTTGTAAAGCCATTGGAAGTCTACTTTGTTTTCCTACTAACATAATACTCCTTAGTATTTCTTTTTCATTTTTTTATTTGTTTTTTTTGCGTACTTTTTTGCAGCACTTTTTCCCTTTTTGCTGTATGCAAACTTCTTTTTTCCTACCATTGGCATTGTTGTCTCCTTTATTTAGTTGTTCTATTAAGTTTTCAAACGATTCGATAATTTTATCGAACCATTTCTGTAACATATTATATAATTACAGCTATAACAAGTACAACTGCCACTGCGATTACGGCTTTTCTGTGATCTCTCCAGTAATGTTCAATCATATGTTTCATATATTCTCCTTATCTTTGCAATAAACCCTGCATCCTAATATCTCGTTGTGATGCCATTCGGTTGTTTGGTTGTCCTCTACCCATTTGGGCCATTTGAGGATTATTTTGAGGCATTTGATCTTGTAACAAACCCCTCTGTCTCTCGACTTCAGGCATAAGCTTAGCTTTGATTATAACCTGTAGTTGTTGAGCCTCATCTTTCGACAAGTTCATTATATCATCTGCTAGTTTTTCTAATCTATTTGCCATTAAATATATCCTGCTTTTTTCAAAGCTTTATAATTAGGATCTGATTTTTTTAATTTAACTAATCTTTGATTTGTTGCTAAATTATAAGCTCCAGAACCTACTGCTAAAGCACCTACTCCAAAAGTACCATACTTAAGTCCTTTTCCAAATCCTTTAGTTAATGGATCTTTTCTAACTTTTCTAACTGCACCTTTAGCTTTAGATCCTAGCTTTGATGCTTTAGTTTTAGTTGAGCTAAGTATTTGATCATATTCAGTTTTTAACTTACCTGACTGCATTTTAGCTTTCAACTTATTAAAAGTTGCTTTTTGTTTAGGATTTAATTTAGGTGATTTTAATATATTTTTTGCTTTAGAAGCAAATTTTGCCCATTGTATCATCTTCCCTGTCCTCTATATCGTTTTTTGTTTGGAACCCTCTTAGAACGGCTCTTTGCGTGTCTGAGAGGCCTTTTCTTAGGGGTTTTCTTATGATAGTTATTAACTCCGAATAACCCCTTCTTCTTAGCCATTAGTCATCTAGGATGTCATTAATAAATGACGTACCTAAAACTGCACTTGTAACTTTACGTTTAGTGCTAGATCCTAATGTAGCTGCGTATGCAGATCTATAACCTTGACCAATTTTACTTCCTGCTCCTGAGACAGCTTTTTTAATTTTAGATGTTTTAGCTGCACCTAATTTAATTTCGGCTGAGCTTCTTAGTTTTTTTGTTGTATCTCTAAACTTGTCAAAACCATCACCCTTTGGGGTAAATTTAGTTTTGCCACTTTTAAAGGCTTTTTTGATTTTGCTAGGTCGCAGACTTTTTGCGATGTTATAGCCAAATCTTGCTAGTGCTGTGTACATTTGTACTCCTGTTATTGTTGTTTATAATGATTCTAAGGTATAAAACCCCCCCTAGTCCTAGAGCTGTTACTAACCTCCCTATATTTGTTTATACAACATACTACATATTGCTTGGGGTAATCTTAAAACCCCTTGTTCTGACCTGAGCTTTTATAGCTCAGAACAAGTATATGTTTGTTTGTATAAAGAATTATAGTTACATTCGTCTACGAGCTGTGTTCACTTGTGAACAAGCTCTCGACTGAGTTTGTTTATGGATAAAGATATTCGGCTATCTAGGTACTCTGACCTACCAATCATTGATACCTTGATTGTCGGATATGATTAATCCACTTATCAATACTAACTAAAGGGAGAATCTGAAATGAATAAGGTACATGGAAAGAAGCCTAATCAGCTAGTTTTAGACTATAAGATCAGTCATCTAGATATAATTCCAACACCTAGTAAGCTAACAGTAGATCAGGTGTTTAAGAAGTATATACGTAGATATAACACATATGCAAAGAAAGGAGTTATATAATGGAGATACTAATAGGTATTGTTCTAGTTCTTTTAGCATTTAAACTAATTGCTGAATTAGCTGGGTTTTTTATAGGTATGTTCGTAGGAGCTAAGATAGCGAAGATGGACATATTCAATGAAGATAAAGACAAGGACAAGTAGTATGAGGATATACATGCTATTTGTTCTAGTCATGATTGTAATAATAATAATATAGGAGGATATATGATGTACTGCTCACTATTTATAATAGGAATGACAGTAATAGGATACCTTGCGTATTTAGGTATGAAAGCGACAGGTGCGTTGTGAGTATGGTAATGACAGCAATAGGTTTACTACTTGTTGTTGTGTCCGTAGAGATGCATCCTGATTTAATATCAATGGAATTGGCGATGATGATGTCAATTATCGGAGTGATACTTGTGTATACTCCACTAATCAACGAAAGGAAACAAGATGACGACAGAGACAGATACTAAGCAGAAGTTATACAACAATGGTAAGACTTATGCTCAGAACATTGCAGATGGTACGTTTATACCAGTTAAGCATATTCAGAATCATAAAGAAGTTATGACTGAAGTTGCTGAAATGAAAGCAATGATGTCAAATATTGCCCAAGAATTGGCAAGTTTGAAAGATAAGTAAATTGTTAGGACTACCCCCACTTCAATGTGGGGGATAGCCCACAAGAGAATATATATCTCTTACGTTGACTGAAGAATCATTGGTTAACGTGATAAGGTAGCAAAGTTTTAGGTGTAGGGCCGACTGGCTGAGAGCCTAAAATGGTAGCGTACTCTGTAGTAATTCTTATATCAATGGATATAGGAGTTAACCTAAAGTGGGTAAGACCACCTATGGAGTTGCTTGGCAGTTCTAGTTATTGCAATGACTGGACATCCTATGTTCGCATAGGCCTAAACAAATCCAAGCACGTATGAGATATATATCATAGTCTAGGTTATGCAGCTAGGAACCGAAAGATTGCACTATAGTAAAGTTTGATTATAGTCGCCCAGATCTTGGAATACTTAAGCCATATGCCTAGACTAAAAGTTAACAGATGAGGAAGCACTTACGTGCTACAAAAATTATGATGGAACACAGTAGAGTAATATTCAAGAACAGACTACGTGGTAGGAAGATAAGTCTTAAGAGAGGATTAGAGATTATCTACAAGTTACCATTTACAGGATTTATACGTAACGATAAATTTTGGTGGTGGCGAAACAATATTGACTGGATTAAGTATTTACCAATAGAGTATCCTAGTCAAGGTATGCTTATGGTTGTTAGGTTAAACGTAGATAGTAAAGATCCTAACACTATTAGAGTAGTTACCACCGGTGGTTTCAGTAAGCGAAAGCCACAGGTGCTTAAGAAAATATATGGAAAAACTAACAAGGAGGAATAATGGGATTTGATCTATATGGTGAATCACCAAAGAACAAGAACGGAGAATACTTTAGAAACAACGTATGGTGGTGGAGACCATTATGGCAATATGTTGCTGTAGAGTGTTCAGATATATTAACTGATAAAGATCTACGAGCTGGTGGGTTTAACGATTGTCATTTAATTAATGAGAGTAAAGCTAAACAGATAGCTGATAGGTTATTAAGTTTATGCAAAGATGGTAAACCACAAGCTATACAAGATAAGTATAAAAAAGATAGTAAGCCTCAAATAAAGTTTAATGAAATGTGTGATAAGGCAGCTAAATATTTATACGATAATATAGTTGATAAACAAGATGGTAAGATCACTTGTCCAGGAGATATGAAAGAACATGATCCTGACAATTACGAAAGATGGTCTAAGTTAGCTTCAATGGGTAAGATACAGTTTATACAAACTAATTATCCCTTTGATGCAAATAATGTAAAAGAGTTCGCTGAGTTTTGTAGAGACTCAGGTGGATTCACAATTGGATAGAAAGGATATGATGTCAAAAAGAGGTAGTAGAAAACCAACTAATATAACAATACATAGAGAACTATCTAAACATTTATTGTTGAATAGAGTAAGATCAGGACTTACACAAGAACAATGTGCTGAGTTACTAGGTGTAACTTTTCAACAATATCAGAAATGGGAAAAAGGTGTAAATAGAATATTTGCTGAACAGTTAATAGAGCTGTGTAGTAAAGCTAAATGGAACATTGAAACATTTACATCACCTGCTGAAGAAGTTCT